AGGTCATAGGCCTGGTTCACGAGGGCAATGGCCTCGGCGTGGCGCTCCTCCTCTGTCGTCAAGGAAGTAATGAGGGCGAGGACATCCTTCTCGATCTTCGCCCTCGCCTTCTCGGCCTCTTCGGTGGCTTTGATCTTCTTGGCCAGATCGGCGTAGGCGTCGGCCTGCTTCTGGACGGCGGCGGCCCCTGCCTCGGCGCCCGCTGTGTCCGTAGAACCGGGGACCGCACCCTCGCCCGCACCCTCGCCCGCTGCCGCCAGGGCGTGTTCCATCGCCGCGATCTCCGCGATGATTTCCGCCTCACCTTTGAACAGGTCAATCTTCAGCTGGAGGTAATTCTCGTACGACTTCTTCCAAGCGTCGCCAGCCTCTTTCAGCGTGGCGACGGTTTTGTCGTGGCTTATCCCCACCGACCGCAGCGCTTCATACCGTATCCTGAGAAAGACCTTCCGGACATCCACAGCCAGCTTGCTTGCACCTCGGATGATATCGTTCATCACCATAACGACTGCCAGTTCCATCTGGCGCCAAGCCAGAGGGGCGTGCATAATCGCCTTCGCGATGAGGCCTATTGACTTCACCACGCCACTGGCCATCCGGCCGGCGGCATCCTGGGCCGCAGAACTACCGAGCGTCTCAACAAGGCCCTCGAGCCCCGCTCGAGCTTCCTGCAAACCGCCAGGTGCTTCCAGGAGGTCTCCCAAGGTATTCTTGAGTGCCTTGAGTGCCCCCCCAAAGGTGTCCCGGGCTGCTCGCGCAGAGCCGCCGAATTGTCTTTCTATCTCTGTGAGAATGATTGCGTGGGCTTCCGCCATTCGATTGGTCTCAGCGAAACTCTTGATTACGATTAGCTGGTCCTCGGAAAACTGAATGCCCGCTCTCGAAAGCATTGAGAGATTTCTGACCGGATCGTTGAGCGCCTTGCCGAGCTGAATGGCCGCGGACTTCATGTCCATTTGCATCCGAGTCGCAAGATCGGCAATCGCTTCCGTTGTTCTCGGGAGGGCCTCCCCGCTGAGCTGCGTGAAGGTAAGCAAAATCCCCTGAACTTCCATAGTCATCTCGTCACCGAATGTCGTGACCGTCTGCATCTCCTTTGCCAACTCGCGAAGTTCCTCAGCGGTGAAGCCGGCCGCGCCGCCCGTCGACTTTATGCCCGCCTCCAGCTGCGCGAAAGCCATCTCTTGCTTCGCCGTGGCCTGCAAAATCCCCTTGACGGACATCCCCACCCCTATCGCAGCGAGAGCCCCGGCCACCAACCGCGCAGCCTTGCCAACGCCCCTTAAATGGCCCTGAATCTGGCCGGTCAGGCGCTTGGTTGCTCGCTCTCCCCGAGCAAGACCGGAGAAGTCAGATGTGATGGGGACGTAGAGTTCGCCGAGATTCAGAGCCATGGCTATTCTGCCGCCTTGGGTTCGATCTTGGCGAGGAATTCGACCCACTCATTGAACTCACTCACCGGCATCGTCTTGTCTATCTCCCAAACCATGCGACCCAGGGCCTTCGCTATTGCGAATTTCCACTGCCGTCCTGGGTCGCTTCGGAGTTTTTTGCCGCTTCTCCGTCGGGCGTGGTCATGTCGTTCATCTCGATCGCCACGTCCGACAAGGTCGTCACGAAGCCGCTGACCGGCTGGGCGAGCATCGCGTCAACGTCGGTGTCCTCGTAGATCTGATCCCCGGCGCCGTCGAAGCAGCAATACACGAGAGAGAGAATGCGAAACTTCCGCATGTCGACCTTCTGGTTGTCGTCCAGGCAGCTGTTGATCATCTCGTCGCGCCGGCCGATGGACAGTTCGCGGACCTCGATTTCAACCCCTTCGACCTCGACCGCCCTCGTCTTGAACTGGTGAGTTTTCCCGAGAGTGGCGTTGCGGACCTCCTCTTTCGTACTCATTGCGAACCCTTTCCTGTTTATGTAGCGAACGAAACCGACTTTAGCGCGTCGTCGTCCGCGTCGAGTTGAAACGTCAACTCCTCCTGCTCGAGGGCCGACACGTCCCCCGACTGGTTTTCGCTTTCGAGCAGGAACCATCCGCGAAGGTACTTCCCCGAGCCGCCAGGCTGGATCTCAAGAACGATAGCGACCCCGGCCGCCAAGATCGCGCCGAAAGTTCCGGCCACGTCTTCCCAACGGGTGAGCGAAACGCTGGCATCGCGCAGACCGGCCGCGCGGTTGACATAAGGGGCGGTCTGGGCTGAGGCAAAGTCCGTGTCGTTGAGAAGGTCGCCCCCGAGGCTGATGGCCGCCGCGTGCGCCTGGGCCACTACCGCCATCGGCATGTATTTCCCGGACACCGTGATAGGACCGGTCTTCGAGCCCGTGAAGGTGACCTTGCCGGTCAGGTAGTCAACCGTCAGGATGTCGCCCGCGTCGATCGCGACAGAGTTGTCCTCGAACGTCGCGAGTGTGTCGCGGTCCCAGATCTTCTTCGCTGCGGCGTCGATCGTGTAGGGCCCCGCCCCGCTGCCCGACATCGCCTCGTCCGTCATGGCTGTGGACGAGCCGCTCTTCTTCACGACGGTGTTGTATCCCGCCAAGGATGCCATGATGACACCTCCTCTGGCCTACGGCAGCGCCGACAGTGCGGTTCCGTCGCCCTGGAGAACAGCCTCGAACGTCTCCAGCCCGGCCACATCACCGCTGATGTTGCAACTCTCGACCAGGCAGGACCCAGCCCACCCGTTCGTGCCGTCGTGCAGATACTGAACCGCGACGGCAGCCCCGCTGGCCCATTTCGTGATGATGGCCGCGATGGCCGTGTCGCCCGAATCGTAGGGGCAGGAAAGGTTCACCGAGTAATCCCGCAGGCCCGTGATACGGCTGATGTAGTTCGCGTCTGCGAAGTTCGTGTCATCGAGCAGGGTGCCACCTCGCGCAAGGTTCGCTGAGTTCGCTGGCGCGGGGTTGCCGTCGATGTTTACGACCTTTGCATGCGCTGCTTGGGAAGCCATTGATTCTCTCCTTTGTTCTACGTCCGGTAAGCCCCGGAGGCAGGTTCCCTCGTGATGCGGAAATTCAGAGTGAAGAGCGGGCGGTTGTTGTCATCGTAGTTGATGAAGTTGATGTCGCTCTGCATCCACACCCCGACATATTTCGTGGCGTTGATGGTCTGGCCGGGCAGCCCGAGAAGCGCATCCTTTACGGCTTGGGCTTTCGTCCATCCGGCTTTGTAGGCCTCCTTTGCGCCTCGTACGCGGACCTGAACATTCGGGTTGTCCCGGAGAAATTTGGGACTTGGGTCTGCGCCGCTGTAGTCGTAGAGCGTTACGACGGTATCGGGACTTTTCGGCTCTTTGCTAACATAAATCGCCCATCCGCTCGTCGCGGCGTATGTGCCGATCCCGGCCGTCACCAGGATATCCTTGAGATCTTCGCTCGCAGGATTCATTTCCTCTGCCCACGCAACAGGGCCTCGATCGTGTCGAGTTTCTTGAGCACGCGCACGGTCTGCCTCTCAAGGGCGGTGACCCGGGCCGTCTGCCCGGCGTCAATGCCGGCGCCTGCCTCGATGTGCCGAGTCATCACTTCTCCCTGTTGCTTGGCGCTCTTCTCTTGCTTCTCGACCCCGTCGAGCGCTTTGTTGCCTGCCACTTCGGCGCGAGCCCAGATGGCCAGGAGGAGCATCAAACTGACGGTAACCATCCACCGCCGCGTCTTGGCGCACGACTGCTGGATCGTCTCGCAGGAGGTGGTGGGTCTTCTCGTCATTTGACTTTTGCCGCCTCAGCGATGATGCGCCTGATATCCTGTTCGTGTTCGTTCGCCGGTCTTTCGAGGAACTTCGCCTCCCCCTTGTTGTGGTGGGCCTCCAGGTTCTCATGCACGAAAGGGGCGTAGGATTGCGTGTTTGCCACGGCCGTGACAGCCTTGTTCCCGACAACTGCGGACGTGACGTCGAAACTGGCGCGAAGGTCTCCTGTCTTGATCGGAGTCCGCGGCATCGCCTTCCGTTGCAGGAAGAGACCCGCCTTGTGGGTGCCCCGGAGCGCGCCCGCCTGGATCTCCCGGTTCACCTTTTCGAGGTTTGCGAGAACTCGTGCTGCACCGAAATCATTCGCCGGCATCGTTTCACCTCACAGGAATGCTCGTCTCAGGTATTGCGTGACGCGCAGATTCGGGATCTTCTCGAAACCTCTGATTTCGCGCGCGCCACTGACGGTCCGGGGGTCGCTCGCCGCAGAAGTGCCCTCGAATAGCCAGCCCTTCAGGACAACATCCTGGCCGAGATAGACCTGGGCCGTCGATTGTTCCTCCTCGCCGTTCTCGTTGACGAATAGGTCGAGTCTGTTTTCCCAGCGAATACCATCCGGAGGGGCGAGAACAACCGGTGCCCCGAAAGAAGACTGTCCGCCCATCCCATCGGGCGTACCTGGCGTCCAGTAGGTCGCCGTCTGCTTGCGCATCTTGACAAGAATCGCCATCAATCAGTCCTCAGCGTCGCCGCGGCAGTCTGCCCTTTCTGCTTGGCCCGAAGCGTTCCGGTGGAATCCAGAATCAAGGCTTGCTGTCCGTATCGGGTCATTTCAAAACCCATGCCGAACGATCCCTCTATGGTTTCTGTGATCCCTTTCACTCCCTCAGATTTTGCTCGCGGATCCAGGCTTGAAGCGATGAAGTGGGCGGCAACCCAGCGCTCTATTTCCTTCAGGCGTGCGGCAAGCACCGTACTGTCGGCCGCGGCAATCTCATCAACCAACAGGGTCGCAATCGCGATTTGCGGCGCGATCGCCGAATCGCTCTCGCTCGTCTCGATGATCGCCTTGACCTCAGTCGCTGTGACTCGTGCGGCCATGGGGCTTTGCCTCTCCTATAGAAAAGGGCCGTCGGCCAGTTGCGACCTGACGGCCCTGGGCCGAAATCTATTGATGCTGCTTCGCGAACCTATTCGGCGGGCTTGTTGGCGCTACCTCTCGGGCGGCCCGGTCCACGTTTCTCGGGCTCGGACTCGGGCTCGGAAAGAATCTCCAGCCGATCCCCGAAAGCGGCAATCTCCGCGTCCGTGGCCTCGAATATGTCCCCCTTCTTGAATACCACGGGATCGGAAGCCACCGAAATGTCTTCCTGCTCCGGGTGTCGCGTAAGGGTCTTGTGCGTCAATCTTACTTTTGTCATCGGTGTCTCGCTCTTCTCCCAGGCTTGCTTAGATGTTTGTGTAGTGAACAATGCCGCTGCGACTGTTCGCGTCCGACCTGAGGCGGGGCGCAAGGATCGCGAGGACGCGCCAGTGCTGGATCCCCGGCTCCGTCTGCCACGGAACAACCGTGATGTCCTGGCCTATGACGACGTCGATGGACGCCTTTGTCATTTCGACCAGGATCGCCTCGCCTGCCGTCGCCTTGGAGGACACCTTCACATCCTCAAGGCCGGGCAGAGCCTTGATGACCTCGAGAGAGATCCGGTCCATGCTCGTGCTCGGCCTCACCAGCGTTTCGATGAACTGGGCGCTGTTGAGATAGAGGATGTAGGGGCCGTAGTGGAGGTCGCTGTGGGCGTCGCCGATCATCTGCCGGACGTTCAGCTCGATGTTGCTGGCCGTCGCCCACGTCGCGCCGCTACCGGTTGTCCGGTCGGAGAAGTTCCCGAAACCCTGGAGTGTTGCCCCCTCGACCTTGACGGTCGCGCCGTCGAAGCAAATCTCCTCGATCTTCTCGAGGACTTTCCGCGTCGCTGTCTCCGCATGGGAGAGGTCGAGTCCGCCGTAGCCGGCGCGGGACGCAGCGAGTTCGCGCTCCTCGATGGAGAACTCCGCCGAAATGACCGGCACGGGCACGCTCGCCTTGGTGAATTCGAGGCGGTCCGCCTCCGCCCGGGACGCCATCGACATGCCGACCGAGGCGTCTTTCATGTCGGACTGTTTGTTGTAGGTGGAGATGACGGTCCCGATGCCGACGGGCACGGTCAGTCCGTGGGCGCGAAGATCGTTCACCACACCGATCGGGCCGCGCGCCACATCGAGTACGGCCCGGTCGATCATCTCCTGTTCGTCCCGACGCAGTAGCGAGTTGGTCCGCAACTGGGAGAAGTTCAGGCCCTCGGGGTGGACCGGCACGCCCGGTCTCAGGAAAGATACTTGGGGCTCCATGATTCTTTTCCTCCTCGGAAAGATGGTGTTTCAAGAGGCGCCTTCGCGACCTGCCTTAAACCACCATTGTTTTGATTCGGGCTTCCGACCCGCCCGCCGAGTTGTCCACGGCCTCGAGAGCCTGGGCAACGATGGCGTTGCGATACTCGGCGGTCTGGACCGCGGTCAGGGCACCGTCCGCGAAGACCGCGGTCTCACAGTCGCTCGCGGGGGTCATGTCGTCGGTATCGGCGGTCCACGAGGTGCTCGCTTTCGAGCCTATGATGATATGGCCCAGTTTCACCTGGTCGGCGTCCGGCGAGGGCATTGCGGCCAAGGCAAGCGCCGCTGAGGTATAGACCTGGTCGGCGCTGACAGCTTTCCCGGTTACGGTCCCGGCGGCATTCATCTGGATTAGGAAGGCGCCGAAAACCAGTGGTGCGGCCGCCGCGGTGTTGACGGTGTAGGCCGTGCCGAATGTCAGGTTGTCGGTCGCGGCCTTGCTGTACTGAATGCCGTTGACCAAGAAATAGGCCGTGGTCGTCGTCTTGTACTTCTCGGCAGCGGCGGTGATTGCAACCGTTCCGATGGTCTGCAAGCCCTCGGCGGTCAAGGCGGGATCGTGCTTGCGCACCGTTCCGTCGCCAGCCGATTCGAGGAAATCGCCGATGACAACGGCGGCGGCGGCGGCGGCGACCAAGCCGTAGACCTCGACCCCGGAGGGGCAGACGCCGAGAAAAACGCTGTCGTCGGAAGCGTATGCCGTGTCAATCGCCTTTGTCCCCGCAGCCGTGTCGGCATAGGGGTCCTCGAACGCGAACATCTTCGCCGCATTCCCGCCGGCGGTAGGATGCACGACAACATTGCCGCTGCTGTCGAGCGCGATGAGATGGCCGGGCTTGATCGTCCCCGCCGCGATCTTTTCCTTCTTGGCGACCTTGTCGAGGTCTCTGAGAATGATGGTGTTGTCACTCATGGTAGTTTACTCCTTCTCTGGTAGCGCAAAGTCTGCTCTCAGGGGCTCTGCCGCCAGGAGCCTACGTTTTCGGGTCCACCCGGAGAAGCACGGGCGGCATCTCGGGGAACGCGTTCTCCGAGGAGTGCGCATGGGGAGTACCGCGACCCGAGTAGTCCTCGGGCGCCAGCGTCTCGTCGAGTGCGCTGAGATCGGCGACCGACAGGGCCTCCAGGGTCTCTTTCGGCACGTTGTTCCTGTCGTTGGCGACCAGCTTCTCGACGAGCCCGCCCTTGCGGCTCTTCTCTTCGGCAACCGCTTGGTCGAGGAAAGCCTTCTCTTCGGGCGAGACCATGATGCCGCCAGGCTCTTCGGCCGGAGTCGCGTCGAGCTCCGCGGCCGCATTGGCCGCATTGGCCGCAAGGACCGTGTCGAGAACCCCGTCGGGGACCCCCAGATGCCCGAGTTGATCCTCGTCGAGGGATTCAAGCCACCCCCGGTCGGATTCCGTGAAGTTCGTGCACTCGCAGGCGACGAGAGTCTTGATGCGTTTGGCCTTATCCATAACCGTTGCCTCCTCTGCTGCGTTCACAGCAACGTATTGGGTGACTCGCTGAACTTCGGTCTCGACGTCGCCGAGGGAGACAGAGCCATCCTCAGCGACCGTGAAATCGCGCTGGTAAAACTTCCCCTCCTTATCATAGACGAAGCGATTCTCGTAGATGTCCTCGATGTAGACGTAGCTGTCTGAGGCGGAGAGCGCATCTTGCAGCCTGGCCCGGAGCGCGTTCTTGAGGTCGTTGTCGCTCAAGTCGGCATGACTTCTCAGTAGCGAAGAGAGCGTCGACAGCGCCGCTTTCATCCGGCCTCTGAGCCCGCCCTTCTTCTCGACGTTGACCCGCGGCGCACCGCAGCCATCCGCCCACGAGCAGGCGCCAACCTCTTCGGGAAGAGCGGCCAAGTGGTTCGGCCGGATATTGCGATAGATGCCCGAGTAGTACTCTCCGTCCATAGATCCCGGTGTAGCGTCTACCTCGGAGAAGTACCCCGTCGACACCTCAAGGGCCTCGCCTTTCTCCAGGCGCTGCAGGATCTCAAGGGCTTGGCCCCCCAGCGCCTTCGCCTTCGCCACGTCGAGCCAGATCTCGGCCCTCAGTTTCCTGTCCTCGAAGGAGGCGTTGAAAACTCGGCCAATGGCCTGCTGCTCAAGGACCTCCGGTTGATTCGCTGAGACGACCACGCCGCGGATCGTCGGGTGATTGATCGTGAAGGGAACACCGTTCCAGGCGGGGAGAGAAGCGGCTATTTCGGCGGCTGGCGCGAGGATATCGTTGACGACACCCTCCACCAGGGCGACCACGGGGACAACAAGATGCTCGCGCCCCTCAAACTGCTCGCGTCGCATCTGGCCCGTGATGCTGGTGAGAGTGACGAAGCGTTTGTCCATATCCTGCTTATGGGGAAGAACCTGCGCGAGCCGCAAGGGTTTTCTTGTGCCGTTGCCGCTCAATGCCGCAAGTAGGCACTCCTGTCTAAGCGAGCAGTGCAGCGTGCCGGCGCTTTTCGAGGAAGGTTTTCACGTCTCTGGGGTTGTATCTGACCTGCCGGCCAATCTGTATCCAGGGCGGGCCCGTGCCCTCAGCCCGCCACTTCCGGAGAGTGCGAGGGCTGACCTGCAACCGGTCCGCCACTTCGGCGTCGATAAGCAGTCCGTTCTTTACCATTCTATGCCGCCTTTCTCATTTCGCCGACGTTCGCCGGCAGCCAGCTGCACCTGCAGTTCGGGTGTACCGGAACAATCCCGCGGGCCTCTGCGATGGAGATAGGCTTCGCCTGCGTCTCGGCTTCCAGTCCTACGCAAATAGGGCAGGCATCGCCGGCGGTCAGGATCTCGGCCATGACCGTCACCCCGAGGGCGCCGGCCGACTCGAAGGAATTGAGCGTCGCCTCAGAGTGCGCGCGGATGATTTCGGTTCGAGCGAGAACCCGAGCCCGAGTCCGGGTTATCCCGTCAACCTCATTGACGAGAGATCGGGCAATCGCAACAGGGCCCTTGCCTTCCGCCATCCCCTGGGCCAGGGTGCGGGAAATCTTCTGCGCCATCGCCTCAGTAACCCCGCGAAGTTCCTCGAAGTTGCGGATATACAGCATCCCGATAGACTCGGCATGGATGGGAGCGTTGAACCCGATGACTCCGCCAGCGATCCCCTGAGCCCCCTCGATCGCGTAGCCAGCGCGCGCCAGTTTCGGGTAGGACGATGCGAGGCCCTTCTGGTAGGACGACGTCACGTAGACGTTTTGCCATTCTGAGTGCGCGACGATGGTAGGACCTGCGCGCTGGGTGACCTCAAGGATTCCGTCGTCCACTTTCCCCCCAAGCCACGCCATGAAGTCTTTGACCTTGGCTGGGTTGGTGGGGAAGCCATAGGGCGTGATCGAATCCCCGAGGGCAAGGCCGACCAACGGCATCGCGAGGAGGGCCTTGCCGCTGAGGCCGAGAGCGTCACCGTCAACAATGGCCTTCCAGATTTCCCCTTTGAGCCAACGAAAGCGCTTTCCCATAGCCCCCTCGTAGGCCCTGCGGATCGTCACGGTGCGGGTGGGGTCGACGGGCCGCTTCTCGGCGTGGGCGTGGATCTGTCCGCAAGTGCAGGCTATGGCCATCTCATCCCGCTTTCTGGAACTGGTCCACCACGTCGGGGTCGTCTTCGTCGACCAGGTCCTCGAGCTCGTCTTCCGGGAACCCGGCATCCGGTTCGGGGTCAAGCCCGGCCGTCTCGCGAAACTCCTGTTTCGTGATGACCAGTTCCGCCCCGCCCGGAATCAAAGCGTTGGCGCCAGTGGCCAGTTTCTGCGCATTCTCTATCTTCTCACTCTGGCTCGGGGCGGTCACGTCCGGCCACTGGACCTCGTACCCCACAACCTTTGGCAATGCCCCGACCTCCATGAGGCGGTCGATGAGTGGGCGAAGAATGGCCGGCTCCGCGTGGTTCTCTTGGCGCTCCGCGATGCGCTGATTCCAGTTGCTTTGATCCTGAGTGCTGGCGAGCTCGCCGCGTTCTGACCCGACCAGGATGCGCTTCGGGATCCCGACCGTCCCCGCGACAAGATCCAGAATGACCTCAACGTTGCCTCTGGGATCGGCGGTCTGCCCGAACAATTCCTTGACGTCGATGCCCTGGGTTCGGAGTACTTTGCGAAGATCGTGCTGGAATTCGTCCAGTTCGTCGCGGAGATCGTCGACCTCATCATCCGACATGTCGGCACCATCTCGAACGTCCAGGTGCATTCGGCGCGTCGCTGCCAGCCAGAACATCTCAGAGGACCCGCCTACAACCTTGATGAGATCCTGCATTTTGTTGAACACAGGTTCCAGCCGAGGGCACCCGAATACGTCGTCCTCGAGCGTGTCTTCGGCAATGTGGATAATGCGGCTGTGATGCACCTTCTGCGGCTTCGTCTTCCCGTCGAGTTGCCGGATCGTCAGTTCGTACGTCTTCGGCAGCCCGAAGCGCTCGCTCGTGGGATTACTCTCGTAGCCCTTGATCGACGCACTCCCCTCGCCGTAGCGAGACAGATAAATCAATTCGCCGGTCTGGGCGGGCGCTTCGAGGCCCGCCTCGCCCTTCAGGCCCAGCAAGAGCACAGAGTATTTCCCTATTCCCGCCAGCCGGTCCGCCTTCTGGAGGATATGGAAAATGCCGAGTTTCTCGTTGAGAGCCTTCCACGCCTTCTCAAACTCGGTTTCATTCTCATCGTTCTTGTCCTCGCGAATCTCGGGAGGCTTCCGCCAGGTGGCCGCCGGGAAGGCCGTCACGATCCGCTTCGCGATGTCGCCGTAGCGGTAGAGGCTCAGGAAGTCCAGGTACTTCGGCTCCTTCTTGTAGCCAAGGGCGGTGAAAAGATCCCGGTCGCCGCCAAAGGTCTGGCCGGCCCGGGTGGCCAACAACATGCGGTCTGCCAGGGCTGACAGGGTCGCTATGAATTGCTTTGTTCTCTGCTCTTCCATTATCGTCGCCTTCCCCAGGCCCCCGCCCGGCTTGATGCCACAAGTTTCGAGTATCCGCCGCTCACGGCGTCGATCTGGTCTTTCTTGGCGCCGGCCGGAAAGGTTTCGGCCTCTCGCAGGAACTCCTCATTCCATGGCCCCTTTACGAGTTTCACGTTGCCCGCTTCCGCCATCGCTGCCACAGGCTCGGCGCGGACTTCCTTTGGCCCTGTCGGGCGGTCGCCGCGGACGGTGTAGCCGAGAAGAACGACTCTCACATAGCGGTCAATGACAGCCTTGCCAGAGGAACCCGGTTCCTGCTCGATCCAAATATGGACTTGATGGCCGTCCAGTTCGGCCGTCTGGCCGAGTAGGTCCTCAACGCCCTTCGCCTCAGACTGGGTGCTTGCCATGTCGCAGATATAGAGTGTCCCGTCCTTGAGGCAGAGAGACGGCCCTCGAGTCCATGAGGGGTTGTAGTCTTTCCGCAAAGCCGTGCCCGCGAGATCCCAGTAACGGATCTTCTTTGCCTTGACCGGGGCAGCACTAACGATCTCGAACCACTCGCGTTTGAACATGCCGCCGCCCCGGGGCGCAGGCCGCTGCTGCAGTTGGCCAGCGGCGCCGTACGTCCCGAGTTCCTGCTTCATCGTGGCGATGTCGCCTCTGTCGAAGCGGCGCTCCCAGAGCGGCTCGCCCTCTTCCTTGCGGGGATCCTCGAAGGGAAGGGTCGTCACACACTTACGCTTTGGCTCGAATTCCATCGGGAGCATCAGATGCGTCCAGTTGTCGCCTTCCCTTTCGAGAATATGGCCTGTCATATCCCGTTCGTGAAGTCGCTGCATGACCCCGATCTTGTGGTCCTTCTTGCGGTCATTGATGCGGGTCGACATCGTCTCATCCCACCAGAGAAGGGCGGATTCCCTCTGGGTGTCCGAGATGGCCTGCTTTACGTTGTGAGGGTCATCGAAGACCACGAAGTTGCCGCCCTCGCCCGTGGCGCTCCCGTCAATCGACGTTGCGAGGCGATAGCCCGTCTTGCTGTTCTCGAAACGAAGTTTCTCGTTCTGGTCAGTCGTGAGGCTGTAACGATCCCCCCAGTTTCGCTGATACCAGGGAGACTCGATGATTCGCCGGCACTTGACGGAGTCGCGCTTGCTCAGGCTTTGCGCGTAGGAAGAGAATAGCCACCGGCTCTCCGGCCAGTCGATCCAGACCCACGTCGGGAAGAAGACGCCGACGATCAGACTCTTCATGCAGCGGGGCGGGATATTGATGAGGAGGTTTTGGATCTCGCCGCGGGTTACGGCTTCGAGATGGTCGCAGATGGCGTCTATATGCCAGTTGGGGACGAACTCTGTGCCGGGCTCGACGACGCGCCAGGCTTCCTCAACGTAGTAGCGGAACGACCGACGCGCCAGTTCGGCCTTGACCTCTTCGAGGTCGACATAGAGGTCAGGAAGAATCGCCGTTGCCATCTGCTGCCTTCACGAGAGCATCAATTGTTTCCGTCGGGAGTTTGGACAAGTCTATCCGGTGCCTCTGTTCTACATCTCCCGAGAGTATCGTCCGGTCAAGGAAAAGTCCTTGAGACCGGGCGAGGAGTTCTGAGGCCTTGAGGCAGTCGCTATCCTTGTCGGCCTTCTCCATCTTTGCGGTCCAAAACTTCTGCAGTTCTTGGCGGCCAGCGATGGCTTTTTCGTTGTCGCCCTCCCCGCGGGAACCGATCCGCTTCCGAATCTCATCATGTTTCAGCATCCGATGTCCGGCCATACCCGGGTTAGCGTAGCCCGCCTCTTTGGCCGCGGCCGTCGCGTTCCCAGCATACGCCAGGATGAATATCTGCTGCTGTGCGTTGGGTTTCCAGGAGTGCCCGTTGTTGCCGCTGTTGCCCATGGCGTCACCCCCTTGGGGGACATAGTCTACGGGTAGCAAGGCGGGGGCGGGGCTGTCAACAAGAAAAAGGGTTGCACGTGAAACGGTGTTCGTGGAGGGTGGGGGTTGAGGGGGAACCTCACAATGCAAGCACAGCGCGCAACCTTCGTTCGGGAGATGAACTCTCTTCTCCGCCAGGAACTGGACAATCGGAATCTGTCCGCGCCTATGGAATTCAAGAACCCGCCCCAATTGCACGCAGCCCTTGCGTGGTTCGGGACAGCGATCTCGGTCATCGAATTGGGATGGGGAGAGGCGGAGCATCTGGCGCAGACGCGCAACTTCTTCGGGATCAAGCCATACGGCGAACAGGAGCATATCGGGCCGATTCGCGTCTTCGAGAGCCAGCTAGCGAGCGTGAAGTCTTTCGTCTACCTGTTGACGCGGTCGAGCAACTACGCCGAGCCGCGGGAGTGGTTTATGCTCGCTACCAATCCACGGGAACGCCTTCTCGACTACGCAGGCGCCGCTTCTACAATTCGAGGTTTCGCCCGGCGCTTCCTCGCCATCTACTGCCCGGAGAACGAGAACTACCCGAGCCTGGCGCAGACGATCCTTCGGGAGATCGAACCGGTTTGCTTCGAGGAGACGACGGCGTTGCTAGACGATAGACCGGAGCCGCGTACGCGAGAGCAACTCAAGGCCGTCGTGGAGATGGTCGAGGAAGCGTGGACGCCGGACGCCGTGAGCGCCCACAACAACGCGGATCCACATTTCGACGGAAACGCGCCGGACCCTACGCCGGCGGGAGAGGAGACGGAGACAATGACCAGACTCAGAATCAAGAAGTCGTGGTGGAGACGAAAGACGACCTGGGCCGGACTCGCCATGATCGGGACCGGCGTCGGCCGCGGGGTCGCCGGGGACATCGCCGGCGCCATCCAGACCGGTATCTTGGGCCTCGGTATGATCTTCGGCCGTGAGGCCATCGAGAGCCTGAAGTAGAGGAAGAGGGACCATCCCACAGGAAAGGGAAGAGCCTATCGCTTGATCGCGTCTCGTGTCTCTAAAACCAGGAGCGGCCCGTCCCCGTGTCGGGCCGCTCTGTATATGTGGGACTTACGCCACACTTTCGCATTTCGTTCGTCGATTGTACGCACAGGCGATCTGCGCAGGGGCGTGACGCCTCGGTGACGCTCTGGTGACGGTGTCGGTGACGGTCGGGCGGATGCGCGTTTCGCCCTGTGTTGACGGGCTCTGAGCGTGTGTGCGTCCGTCACGTCACGCCCGCGTCACATAGGCGGTGACGCTTTTTCTCTTAGCATCTTAGCATCTTAGCATCTTCATCAAGTGGGCTTGTCAAGCGGACTCCATAATCCGCTTGATGGCGCGTATTCGGTCTTGACAAGCGCGGTCTGGTCGGCTATGGTCTCGTCTAATGGTCGCGGCGCAGGTTGGCCGCCCAAAGAGGGAAGACCCGATGAGCAACCGGACGTTTCTTTCACGGATCTGCGAAGAGACCGACATCCTTCTCGTGTCAACTCCCCCTGAGCGCCTCTGCGCCTTGCCCTACCCAGGCCACCCCAAGGGCTGCCCCAACCTTGGCGAGCGCGACATCTGCCCCCCGACCGCCTCGACGCTTACGTCGGGCCGCTACATCCTTGTTGGCGTCCAGTTCAACCTCTCGCGGTGGGCAGCGCGGATGAGAGTAAAGCACCCGGAGTGGTCGGACCGGCAGTGCCGATGTTGCCTATATTGGCAGGGCACGGTCCGGCGAGACCTCAGAGAGACCATCCAGGCCTTGAATCTCCCTGAGCCCGAAGCAGACTATTGCCCCGAGGCGGGGGGAGCCGATATCACGGAGATGATGAAGAATCTGGGACACCCGCTCGAATGGCCCCCAATCGACTCCGTGTGGAAGATAGCCCTCTTGCCGAGGGCACGGACGGAATAGACGATCTCCCCCTCCCCCACAGGCCGAGCGCCTAAAGCCGGCACAGCCGAGGGAATAAGCGCGGGGAGGGGGCGAGGGTTGAGGGGGAACGCAGAGGCCGCAAGGGCCCCTTGGAGATCGCAGGGGCGGCTCTCGGTTCGATTCTGAGACGGTCCTCTGCTTCCCTCTCTGTCGCCGCCAAAGGAACCGACGCCATGCCCCTACTGACCGAAACCGAGATCCTTAAGATGCTGCGCGAAGACCAAGAGGTCCGTGCGGCCATCGTCGAGAAGACGCAGGGGCGCCGCGGCGCGAACGGGGAGATTAGATGCCCGGTCTGCAAAACGGGGGCGGTCTACTTCACCGTCTCGCCGGTGAATGGGGACATCCACGCGGCCTGCACGACGCAGGGCTGCGTCGACTTCAGCGAGTGAAGGGGAGAGCGATGGACGCGAAGACGATTGTACGCGGCCGGAAACGCCTAAGAGACCTCGACGCGACTAACGAGCCGCGAGAACAGCCTCACTTGAGGCGGCTCGTCGAGATGTGGTTGTGGGATAATCGCGACGGCCTATTGGCCGCCGCCGACCGCGTCTCCGTCCTCGAGCTGGAGAACAGCAACCTGACGGACTTGGACGGGTTCCTCGACAAGCACAATCCGGAGAGGGTGGGGCGATGACGCACAACAACGCAGACTTCTTTGGCGATGACATTGTCGACCCGGCCCAGCCGCCCGAAGGTTTAGCCGAACGGCGAAGGCGGATCGCCGCTGCACTCGATCCGCAAGGACCGCCGATCAAGTTCCTCAAGGCCGACCGGGATATTCGGATGGAGGAGCTCGGCATTGGCTCAGAGGATCTGGTAAACGACATTTCGATACACGACGAAAGGCAGGCAAGACGAATGGCAGAAAAATGCATGGTCCACACGGTCGCAGAAGTCGCGGCGAAGATCGGGAAGAGTCAAGACTACATCCGCCGGCTGATGCAGAGTAGGGCTGGGAAGCCTGCGCAATGGCAGGGGCTCAGGATCGGCCGGGTCATCACGTTCACGGATGCGGACCTGGTGGCGAACCTCGGCCAAGAAGCCTTCGACTCGATCTTCCTGCAGAAGCAGCGGAACCCCGCGCAGAGCCCCGATAAAGCGGCCGCGGATGAAGTCGACCCGGCACAGTAACCTGGCGAGGGACGTTCGCGATGCACCGTTTCCCGTGGATGAAGTGGTTTGTCTCCGATTGGAAGAAGGACGACTGTGTCCGGAAGGCGGACATGCTCACGAAGGGGACATGGCGAGAGTTGCTGGACGACATGCACCTGGCAGAGGAGCGAGACCCATGCGGCGAGGCTTGCTACAGCGCGATAGGGACGGTCGAGCAGCTGGCCCGGTCCGTCGGCATCCTGCCGGCCGAGATGGCTCTGGTGGTCCTGGATCTGGGCCGCCTCGGCATCGCGGAAGTCTCGATCGCTGGCGCAGTGGTTCCGGATCCGGCAGGGTCCAGGGCGCAGGCCGCACGCGAGATCGAGACGTGCGACGCCGAGGTGACGATCATCAACCGGCGCCGCTTGCGAGAGTTCCGGGCCAGGGCGGCGAGCAGGGCGCGGAGCGAGAAGTCGCGAGCCCGGCACAAGGGCGGCGGGGATCCGCCCGAGAAGCCTGCCGCGCCACCGGCCCCCGTCTCTCACCAGACAGAATTACTCCCGCCGCCCGGGCCGGCCGCCAAGCCCGAGGACTCCGAGGACGTCAAGGAAGTGCTCGAGCACTGGCGCAAGGTCTTCGGCCGCGACGCTTCCTTCTCTCGGGCGAAGCACTGGATCGCCGCGAGGCTCGGGCTCAAGAAACTGGCGACGACGGATCGAGACAAGCGATTCGCGCGGTACAGCAAGGCTGACCTGCTTCGCTCGATAGACCTCTGGGCGGCAGCGAAGAAGAAGAAGCGGTCGACCTACGACTACCATCTCGGCAACTTTTTCAATGAGACCAGCGCCTACTTCGAGCACTACCTGGAAGAGGCGAACGAAAGGGGCGACACCGATGACACAGAAACCGGACAAGGCGACGACTACTCAGAATTTTGATGGGCCGCAGGTCCTCGACCTGACGGACACAGGCAAGAAACTGGCCCTCTTGCAGCAGCTCATCCAGAACGCGCTCGGGACGTTCGGGCAGATCGCGATTCACGGCGGGGTGTTGCAGAGTGCCGTCGTGGCGTTGCACAGCCTGCCGGCGGCGATGAAGAAGCAGAGCGAGGAGAACGCGGAGAAGGATGCGGAGATCGGGGAGCTGGAGAAAGAGAAGGCCACGCAGGCCGACTCGATCCACGACCAGGGCGTGGAGATCGCGACGCTGGGTACGCTGAACGCCACCCAGGCGGACACGATCAGAATCCTGCGGAAAGACTACGAGAAGTTGGAGCGGGGGATCGGGGACGCGTTCGCCGCCGTCGTCGACGACGAGTGGCCCACGCACGCGGACGTGGAGAAGCATTTCGAGTCGGAAGCATGTAGACTCTCGGCGGCTTCGCGAGCCCTCGATCTCGATCGGACGAACGCAAAGAACACGCTGACTTTCTGGGTGGCGACAGAAATCCGCGGCATGGCGTCGGGTCTCTTGGCCTTCTACGCGAAGGGCCCCGAGGGTTGGGGAGTCCAGATAGCCGAGGAGATCGCGGTGGAAGCGCCCGCGCCCATCCCCCTCTTCTCCGAGGAAGAGATCAAGATCCTCGGAGAAGGGGCCGTCTCCTACGAAAGCGCCCGGAAATTCGGTGGCAGTAGCAAACAACTGTGGGCGGAGGACAACTGGGATCTCGCCTGCAGGGTGGCCACGCATAGGGGCGTCTCGCCAGAGAGGGACGAGCGGGTCTGGGAGGCGGTTCTTGCATTCGTGGCCGACCAGGACCTCCCCTTCTGATGAGCTGGATCGAAGGGAATCACTGGCGCGGCTACTGGATCGACCTCGACTGCCCGGACTGCCCCCACGGCCAGATCTTCCGGGTCGAGAACACCGACAAGAAGGCAGCCTGGCGCGAAGCGAAGGGGCGGGGCTGGATCGTTCGAGAGGATGGGATAGTGAGATGCCCGGAACACAAGGCGGCATACAGGGCGGCGGCGGCGCTCGCACGAAGCGAGAAGAAGCCGCGGCCCTGGTCGCAAAGTTTCTGACGGGAAAGGCCACACGATGAGTCGAAAAGCACAACTCGCAAACTGGCGCCACAAGGCCGCAGAGTTTCGCCGCGAGGCCGAGCGGCTCCACGCTCTCCTTGAGACACTACAGAACAACGCGGGCGCGTCGAAGGCGGAACTGATCCGGCCGATCCGCGAGCAGGACCAAACCATCGGCGACCTGCGCGCGGGGATGGAGCGATCGCACCAGATCTTCGAGGGGCTTTGCGCCGCTCTCGACCGAGAGCAGGTAGAAAACACGGATTTTCGCGACACGCTCGAAAAGATCCGGCAACGACTCGACCTGGAGGTTGCCTGATGACAGAGACTCCGGAAGACTGGGCCGAGATGGCACGCGCACAGACGGCAGAACGCGCCATCCGCCGCCACATCCCGCCACGCTTCCAGGGCGGTTTCCCGTCGCTCGGCAAGCCGACGCCAGAGCATGACGCCCTGATAGATGGCGGCAAGGATTTCGTCGCACAGTTCGAGCCCGGCGTCGAGGGGCTCCGCTTGCAGGGCGTCGTCGGCTGCGGGAAGACCGCCCTCTCGTGCGCCATCGCCATCGGCATCGCGTACAAGGGCTACAAGATCTGGCGCGGCAACTGCGCCGAGTTGGTCCACGAGATCCGGTGCGCGTGGGACAACAAGGATCGGAGCGAGGACGAGATCTTCGACCCGGCCTACGCGGCTGACCTCATCCTTCTCGACGACCTCGGGGCGACGGCGCATCACGCCTGGATCATCGAGCGAATTTACTACCTGATCAACGGGCTCTACGAGCAGAACAAGACTATGATCGTCACGTCGAACGCGACTGCGGCGGAGCTCGCGGACCGCTACGGCGAGGACGCGGCGCGCATCACGTCGCGGATTAACGAGATGACCCGGCCGCTCGGGGAGTGGCCGAAGGTCGATCTTCGGAGGAAGAGGTAAAACGGTGTCGCGCCCGCGGGCCAGGCGGGCGCGACAGGGGGAAAGGAAACTGCAACACACGGGGGCAGGATACACAGAACGGCGACACGTGTCAAGAAAGGAATTGGAACCATGGCAGCGGAATTAGCAAAGACGACAGGGACGGCGCTGGATCTCATGCGCAGCAACGCCAAGCAGTTCGAGCGAGCGATCGCGGATTCGATCCCCTTCGAGTGGTTCATGCAGTGCGCCATGTCCGCGGTCCGGAGCAACCCGAAGCTCCGCCAATGCACCGCCGAGAGCGTGCTGAGTACCCTGATGGGGTTCGCGCAAATGTCACTCGTTCCGAACACGCCGCTCGGGCAGGCGTACATGATCCCCTTTCGGAATCACGGCGTCCTCGAGGCGACTCCCATCATCGGCTACAAGGGCTACGTGGCCATGGCGTACCGCTCGGCGCGTGTCGGCTCCGTCCACGCCCACGTCGTATACGAGAACGACCAGTTCTCCGTTCAGTACGGGACGAGCGAGTCGATCCATCACGTGCCAGCGAGCGGCGACCGAGGAAAGATGATCGGGGCCTACGCCGGCTTCTTCATCGATGGGAGGCATCCGGTCTTCCGGTACATGCCCGAGGACAAGATCCTTGCGGTCCGGCCTGCGAAATGGCAGGGAACTCCCTGGAACATCGAGACGGCGGTCAGCGAGATGTATATGAAGACGCCGTTGCGTCGTGTCCTGAAACTGTCGCCGCACTCGCCGCAACTCTCTCTGGGGATAACCATCGACGAGGCAACCGATCGCGGGGCGCGCGTCAGATGGACGCCGGACGAGGGAACGTGGATTGACGATGGCGACGACGACCAGGGCGCATTTCCCGAGACAGCCACCGCCGCCGGGCTGTCGGGGAACGGCGAGGACGCAAAGAAGGAACCGCCCGAAGGCAAGACCGAATGCTTCCTCTGCGGCGAGTTCTTCGCCCCCGACGAGCTCGAGGAAGTCCGGGGCAAGCCGGTCTGCAAGACCTGTCAGAAAGAAGGGTGACCATGGCGAAACCGAAGACGAAACACTTCTGGACGAGCTTTTACCTCAAGGCTCTGGGTTGTGCCGTGCATGGGGCGCGATGTGGGGCGCGTGTTGGCCGCACACAGTCAGTCGAATCCCTGCCCCTCGCGACCTGCAAGCGATGCCAGAACCTCGTCGAGAAGGACCTTGCGGCCGCGCGCGCTGACCCGACTGATAGCGATAGGGAGGCGATGACGATGCCCAAGAAATGCGACGTTGAAACTTGCTGGAACAATGCGGTGCCGGGCTCACGCTTCTGTCAGCGATGCGATGACGCGGCCCAGGCTACGTCCCACAGGTTTCCCTGTGTCATAGCGCCGCGACCGGTGGACCCAGAGCGTCGCCGCGAGATGGCCTTCGCGCTGTTCTCCGGGCTGATAGAGCAACGGCAACTGGGCTTCGACCGCGAGCGCATCTTCGACATGGCGCGGGGTTGCTTGCGGATCGTCGACGAGTTCATCGCGGTGGCGGAAGGGAAGGAAGGATGAAAACGTTTCTCCTCGTCGTCATCTCCGCATTTGCAGGCGCCATCATGCGGGACATCTCTCTGGGGGCAACGACAATAACCCACTTGCAAGGTGGGGTTGCGGCGCTGGCAATGGCGGGCTGCTGCTTTGTGGTCGGAGGATCCCTGGCCGTGCTTGACACCGCCAGGAAACGAACCAAAAGACAAGAAAGGGAACCCCAATGAAACGGAACGAACTGGCGAAAATGATCTTCGCGGCACGTTGCGCAATGATCATATCAGACAACGGCGCATCGCGCGGAGATCTTCCCGTGACCTACTCGGATATCGACTTCGAGTATGAGGCAACCGAGGCGACATACTGCGCCGACGAAGCAATCGGACCGCTGAACAAGATCCTCGCCCAAGCGAACATGGACTCGGTCGGCGATGAGGACGAGGAAGAAGGGCCGCCCGAGCAGCAACCCGAAGCGCCGCCCAGCGGCGGCGACGTCAAGCCGGGCGGTCTCGTGAAGAGCATCGATCTCGGCTCGACCAGCGTCGGCGACGATGCAGGGAACGACCCCTCGGGAAGCAGGCACATCAAACTCGAAGAGTAGGGGCGAATCGCAACCCACAAGGAAAGGGAAGGGACCATGCATCCCATCAGGCCGAGCAACACCTATCGCGCCAAGCTCTGCCCGCCGTCCATCTGGCGGGAGCTCGAATCGCCGCAACCGGTAAACCCCGCGGCGTCGCAAGGCTCCGTTTCGCACGCGGCCATCGCCAACGTCTTCCGGGCCGAGCCAGAGGAAGGGCTCATCGACCCGGGCCTCGCCGCCATCGTCTATCGTTGCGAAGCCTACGTCGACGAGGTCCTCGCCGAGTATGGCGTCGACGAGTGGGAAGCGTTCGCCGAACTACCCGTCGAGATCTGCGACGAGGCCGGCGAACTCATCATCGAACGCGGCGGGACGCTGGATCTCCTCATCGTGCCCACCGCGCCCGAGGCGGTCTGCGATATGGCCATCTTCTTCGACTGGAAGACCGGCTACAAAGAGCCGGACGTCCCGGTCAAGGCTGACCCGCAGTTCTTCCACTACAGCATCGGCGCGCACCGTCACACGAAACGCAAGACGATCATTGGTTGCCGGTTCCATCCGAACGTCTGGACCGAGAACCGGGAGTCGCGGGCGACGTTCGGGGGGACCCAAGAGATCTGGAACTCCTACGCCGCGGAACTCCGGTTGATCGTCTCGAAGTCAACGCCGACAGCGCAAGCGGTCCCCGGCGGCCGCCAGTGCCGCTTCTGCGCCGCCCGCTTCGGCCACTGCCCGGAGTATCACGCGCAGATGTCGCCGGACGGCTGGCCCGTCGAGAACATCATGTCGGCCACGCCCGACCGGGTCGGCGAGATCCTGGCGCGGAAGGATGACCTGCGAGCGCTGCAAGGCATGATGGAAGAGGCCGAGCAGATCGCGCTCGCGCTATTCAGGCAGGCCGACGTGGACCCCGACTTCCGACGCACGCTGCAAGGGACGTCGCTCTGGGAGAACTTCGAGCGCGTCGAGAGCGAGGGGCGCCGGAAGATCGTCGACCCGCCCGAGGTCCTGGCGCGGCTCCAGTCCGGTGGCCGAGACTTCCCGATCGAGGCCTTCCTCGCGGGATGCACGGTAGGCATTACAAAACTGCAACGCGCCTTCCGTAGCGTAACCGGGCTGAAGGGCAAGGCGGCGACGGCGGAGTTCGACAGGCTGGTCGGCCCCTTGATCGAGAAGGGGCTCGGGTCGGTGAAGGTGAGGCCGAGGACGTGAGAGAGTTGTCCCTCTTCTCCGGCGCGGGCGGCGGGCTGCTCGCAACCAAACACCTTCTCGGAATGGAAACGATAGGCTATGTCGAATTCGAGCCGTACTGCCAGCAAGTCTTGCGCCAGCGAATCAAAGACGGGTTCCTCGATCAAGCCCCAATCTTCGGGGACGTTCGCGAGTTCATCCAGTCCGGTGCCGCTGCGGAATATCGAGGATTTGCGGACGTGGTTAGCGGTGGGTTTCCCTGCACGCCGTTTTCCGTCGCCGGCAAGCAACTCGGAGCCAACGACCCCCGGAATATGTGGCCTCCCACTGTTGCCGTCATTCGTGCGGTACGACCTCGATTCGCATTCCTGGAAAACGTCCCAGGGCTCTCTGCTACCGAGCGTCTTACTCTATACGGAGCCCTTGAGGAAGGCCGAATTTATACGCTCGAAGAGTGGGAAGCAATCCGTCCAATTATTGAGCGTCAAATTGCCCTACCATCCTACTTCGGACGAGTTCTTGGAGACCTGGCCGAAGCGGGGTACGATGCGGAGTGGTGCGTGCTGGGAGCAAGCGACGTGGGCGCCGCCCACCGGCGCAAGCGGCTCTGGATTGTGGCGCACGCCGTCGGCACAGATAATCGGCGCGAAAACGTCGGTCAAGAAGATCTCGGGCCGGACGCCGAGCGACCCGCAGGTGGGACTCGCTGACCAGGTGGCGGCGGGGTTTCGGGCAACCTGGCCCACGCCATCAACGATGGACGCAGCGGGCTTCTGCGGGAAACCGGACAAGGGGAGGACGGGGCCCACCTCCGGCCGCACGTTGACGGGCAAGGCTCTTGAGAAGGAGGGCCGGGGCTCACACGCGATGATGTGGCCGACCCCCAATAGCGGCGACGGATACCGAGGGGCGCGCAGCGGGCCAGACGGAAAGAGAGGGCTCTTGTTGACGGATTGCGTCAAGGGCGGGAGACCGATGTGGCCGACCCCGACGCAACACGGGAACAACAACCGGGCTGGCCTGTCTCCGAACTCTGGCGACGGGCTCGCGACAGCCGTGAAGCGCGGGAGAACGAAGTGGCCCACGCCCAATGCCGGGGACGGAACCCGAGGAGCAAACCAGCACGACGGACGCCGCGGATTGAAACTGACGGACTGCGTCGGGGAACAAGCCCCAATGTGGCCCACCCCCCGCGCGATCTACGGCGAGCACCCCGGCATGACCGACCCGGCGCACCTGACGGGGGCGGCAATTGCCCGGTCTGCGGCCACGGAAGAGAAGAGTGTGAATTCTGGGGAGACGAGTGCGCCGGCGGAGAACTCCGGGAAGGGCCAGTTGAATCCTGACTGGGTAGAATTTCTTATGAACTGGCCGATTCTCTGGACCAGCCTCGACCCCCTCACCGAACTGACTTGGCTCGACTGGAGCATTGACCCGGCCGATGATCCAGAGAACCCCATCCCCCGAGTCGCCACCGGCGTCAAGAACCGAGTCGCACGCCTCAAGGCGCTGGGCAACGGCCAGGTCCCGGCCTGCGCCGCAGCAGCATGGCGCATCCTGACGGAAGGAATATACGATGCCTGAAAACGAGTGGAGCACGAAGGCCCACGTCGAAGCGCACTGTCACGACTGCGGCTGGGAATGCTACGCGAAAAACGCACACGGGGCAGGCGCGCGCCACGCTCGGGCACACAAGCATACGGTTCGCGTTGAGAAGGAGAAAACCTATATGTACGAGCACGGAACGAAAGCAGGATGACAACCGAGATCGAAAAACTCTATCAGGCCGTCGACGACTTCGCCCAAGCGATGAAGGCCCGGCTCGCCCAGAAGCATGAGCAGGGCTGGAGCGGATGGGATAACGAGGAGTTCGTTTCGTCGGCTTCGCTCCGGCAAAAACTGTTAAAGAACATCACGCGGACGGTCCGCGACCGCACAGGCCGGACCCCGCAGGCTGTCGACATGGGAGCAATCAGCATGATCCTCTGGTATCGAGACCAAACACAGGAAAGGAAACAGAACCATGGCAAAGAAACTGACGGAAGAGACACAGAAGAACATGGGCGGCGAGGGCGCGGGAACAATCCTGCGTCTTGAGGTCGAGAACCACAAGCGCGTCTCGACGGCCGTCATCCAGGCCGGCGGCAAGTCGGTAGTCCTCGGCGGCAAGAACAGCAACGGCAAGAGCAGCGGCGGCTGCGACGCGATCCTCGCTCTCCTGGCCGGCGCCTCGGCGGTCTGCGACCGGCCCATCCGCGACGGCGCGACAAAGGCCCTCATCGGCGTCGAACTCACCAGCGGGATGAAGATCCAGAAGGTCATCACGCAGGGCGGCGTCACGCTCGAAGCCCGTTGGCCCAGCGGCGCGACGGTGAAGAAGGCCCAGACCGTTCTCTCGGAACTGACCGGCGGGGCGAACTTCGATATCAGCGAGTTCGTCTTCACCGACGGGAAGAAGCGCGTCGAGATGGCGCGCGAGATAGCCGGGCTCGACACTGACGAGATCGACGACGCAATCCTCATGGCCTGCGAGGAACGCAAGGACGCCAAGAAGGAGGCGAAGCGTCTGCGGACCGAGGCCCAGGGGATGCCGACGCACCCCGAAGCCCCCGACGACGAGGTCTCCTCTGCCGCGATCCTCGACCAGATCAAAGAGGCCAGCGCCGCGAACGAAGAGCGTGCTGCAAAGGGCGCGGCCCACGAGACGGCCGCCGCCGCGGTCAAGAGCCTCGAGGAAAAGATCCAGGAGCACGAAAAGGCGGTCGCCACCCTGAAAGTGAAGATCAAGGCCCGCAAGACGGAACTGACCGCCGCCAAGGAGAAGGCCGCCGCCAGGAAGGAACGGTACGAGAAGACCGAACAGATCAACGTCTCCAAGTTCCAGACCGAACTCGAGGGCGTGAACGCAAAGAACAACCAGGTCCGGGCGAACGCGGCGGCCAAGGCGAAGGGGCTCGAAGCGGACGCCGCCGAGGACGCCGTCAACGTGGCCGAGGCGAAAGTCGTCGAGGTCAGGGCGAAGCGCACGGCCATGGTCGAGGCGGCCAGTTTCCCCGTCGACGGGATGACTATCGAAGACGGAGACGTGGCCCTGGCCGGGATCCCCTTCGACCAGTTGGGCGAGGCCGAGCGCTATCTGGTCTCGGCGGCGGTCGGGCTACGGGCGATCCCCGAGGGCGGCATCCGAGTCTTACTGATGCGCGTCGGCGGCGCCCTGGACGAGGAGAACCTGGCCAAGATGCTGGCGTTCGTGGCCGAGCAGGACGCGCAACTCTGGATCGAGGTCCCCCGGACCGACGGGGTCGACATCATTTTCGAGGACGGGAAGATCCTCGAGGGCGAGGAAGCCGAAGAGGCGGTGGAGAAGAGCGAGGCGGCGGCCGGCGTCGCCGAGGAATAAGCCCTGGCGCTTACTGGGGGGAGATGAGGCAAGAGAAAGGAGAGGCATTATGCCTGCACCGAAACGGCTCTGGGTCACCGAAGACAAGAATGAACACTGGACCAGATGGGACCTCTGGTATGGATGGGCGAGCGCTCTCAGCAAGGACGCACACGGAACGTGGCGCCCACGGCCCTGTGCTGTAGAGACTGGCCGGATAGTTCTGGTGGAGGGGTGCCCAAGCATTCCTTCTGCATCCAGGGAATTCTGGGAGCAGGCCAGGAAGAGGCCGCAGCCCGTTCACGTAAAGGTGGACTGACATGCGACCGGCCGGGCGGCGAGGGGCAAATCTACAAGCCTCCTCCGGGCGAGAGCCCCTTGCCGTCCGGCCCGACGTAATCAAGAAAGATTCTCGAATGAAGAGCCCCACCCATATGCCTCGTCTTCGTGCGCCCTTCCCTTGGTTCGGGGGCAAGTCCCGCGCCGCCCACCTCGTCTGGCCGCGCTTCGGCGACGTCGGCCACTACATAGAACCATTCGCCGGCAGCCTCGCCGTCCTCTTCGGCCGCCCCCACGCTCCCCGCATCGAGACCATCAACGACAAAGACTGCCACATTGCGAACTTCTGGCGCGCCGTCCAGGTGGATCCCGAAGCCGTCGCCCAACACGCAGACTGGCCCGTCAACGAAGCCGACCTGTACGCGCGCCATCAGTGGCTTATCGATTACGGTACCGCACTCGTCGAGAAGATCCAGGAGGACCCGTTGTACTTCGAGCCCAAGGTCGCCGGATGGTGGGTCTGGGGCCTCTGCCAGTGGATAGGCGACGGGTTCTGCTACAACCACCACCGAAAGCGACCGAACCTCCACAACTACGGTAAGGGGATCCACCAGAAAGACGCCGACCCCAGGGCCTGGTTTCAAGACATACAGGAACGCCTCCGCAAGGTCCGCGTCTGCTGTGGCGACTGGACGCGCGTGGTGTCGACCGGCGTCATACTCTACGAGAAGTACTCCCACGGCATCTTCCTTGACCCTCCCTACTGCGCACCACGCAGTCTGGGCATCTACCGCCACGACAGCCAGAATATCAGCGGCGCGGTGCGCCAGTGGGCCGCCGAGCACGGCACCAACGCCAACATCCGTATCGCTCTCTGTGGTTTCGAGGGCGAGCACAACACCCTCGAAACGCTCGGATGGACCAAAGTCGTTTGGGATGGCAACACCGGCTACGCCAACTCGAGGAAGGCGACTCGGGAGAAAGCCAACCGTAAGAACGAGCGCATCTGGTTCAGCCCCCACTGCCTGCAGACCAAGGTACCGCCGATCCAGAAGGCAGTGGCGCTGGAAGGACCCGGAGTATGACCCGATCCTTCTACAAGAAAACCTGCGGCGAGGTCCTGATGGGCGTAGTCCGGCGCGCCCTGCAAGACGGGGCGACGGAAGATGAACTCAAAGACCGGCTGCGCGTCGCATGGCTCCCGTGCTGCGAGGAGATGTTCAGCCCGGCCGTCCACGACTTCACCGTCCCGCGCGAGGGCTACGAGTACCGGTGCTATCTCGACGTCTGCCGCGAGGCGAGAGTCTATTTCAATACGCAAAGGGCAAGGAACACGCTGTGAGCAAGATCGAATGGTGCGACAAAACGTGGAACCCCGTCGTCGGCTGCAGCCACGCCGGAAGCCCCGGCTGCGACAACTGCTACGCCCTCTCGTTCGCTCGCCGGCACGCGAAGAACCCCACCCTCCCGGCCGAGGCGCGGGAGGCCTACTCCGCCGCACTCACCGACGGCAAGTGGAACGGGACCTGCCACTTCATCCCCCACGTACTTGACAAGCCCTTGCACTGGAAGAAGCCGCGGCGGATCTTCGTTTGTTCCATGGGGGACATCTTCCATCCCGACGTATCAGTCACGCGGCTCGAAGAAGTCCTCGCCGTCATCGCACGTTGCCCCCAGCATACGTTTCTCATGCTCACAAAGCGCGCGGACCGGCTCGGCCTGATGACCTCCGACAGGCTCCGCTTATGCCCCGGCACCACCTGGCCCCTCCCCAACCTCCATCTCGGCGTCACCGTAGAGACCCCGGGGCAACTCGGACGGACAGACGAACTACTGCGGATCCCCGCCGCCGTGCACTGGGTTAGCCTGGAGCCCTTGCTCGCGGCCATGGACCTGCGCGCCTATCTCCCCCACCTCGACTGGGTAGTCCTCGGCCCCGAAACCGGCCCCGGCGCGCGGCCGATGGATCTGGACTGGGCGCGTTCAGTGCGGGACCAATGCGCCGAAACAGACACGCCCTTCTTCCTCAAGAAAATCAAACTGGACGGGCGGTCGCACCACGAGTTCCCAAGAGAGACATAGGTCAAGCAGCAACCCGCGCCCTGAGCGCGGACAACTCACGGCAAAGGAAACGGAACCATGGCAATGAGACCAGAGCGACAGCTGGCCATCCTCGGGATGGGCGTACACGAGATCGATCGCCTACTCGCCGAGATGCGCGCGGAGATCTTCGAGGCTTACGACGAGGCCTTCATGGAGCACGACGAGGAAGCGAACAAGGCCTTCTGTTTCCGCCTGAACGCAGGGATCGCCATCTCCCCGGTCGGCGACAAGCACGAGGTCGAGGGCTACGTCAGTTTCTCCGTCCGGAAGAGCCGCAAGGCGAAACGGGTCGTGGAGAACACGCCCGACTTGCCCGGCATGCCCGGCCAGCCCGCGGCCCTCGGGACCCGTGGCGAGGACGGGCGGGGAGAGGCGCCGAAAGAGCCGGACAAGACACCCGACCCGAAGCCCAAACCCCCGCCCAAGAAGAAGAGCGCAGGCACCCCGCCCAAGAAGTAGGCGACGGTAGCCAAGACAGACCTGTGCAGGGGGCGGCCCGAGCGCGCCGGACGATCCAGTTCCGGCGCGCTTTCTCTTTTCTGGGGCGCCGGCGAATGCTGGCCCATAGCGCTGCGGCCTGTGGGCGCCCTGGCGAGATCTCCCTTTCGGACGCCCGCTACTACCCGAAACCCCAGAATCGCCCAGGAGGCCGTTTTAAGGCCCGTCACGGCGTCCGCCCTTTCCCGGCCAAAGAGTTTTCGAGAAAGCGATCTTTTCTCTTGACACGGGACGGGGGCGCATGCGATACAACAAGAACAAAGGCGACGGGACAGCACCCGAACCGCCTCTCTCGAAAGGGACAAGACCATGGGCAAGACGGACGCCGCCATATCTTCTGCGAAGAGAATGTGCGAGGCAGGGCAGGACATCGAATTGCTGAAGATCTTCTTTCGGCGTCTTCGCTCAGCGATGCGCGATGTTGGGGAAGACGATATCGTGGCGATCTGCAACGCTCTCGGGGATCCCTGCGAAAAGCCCGTCGGCTGGGCGCTGAAGGCGTGGGGCGACGAACACTGCGCGGAGTCGATTGTCGTTGAATACGAGAAGGGCTCCATTCACGCCTCCGACGGCGGAGAAGCCGCAGCCTATCGGCGGACGAAAAAATCCTTCGGCGCGATCAAGGCGATTTACGAGGGGCCAGGACTGGGGTCTGAGACGGACTACATCTGCTACGTGATGTCGGACGACAACCCAATACGCGTCAAACAGAAGACACGAAACGAGCTGAAACTGGCGACGGCTCCGGATCTCGTCAACGACGCTGTCCGCCAGACCAGGAAGGATTTTCTCTCCGGCCTGAAAGATGAAGATCGCAAGACCATCCAGCGAATAGGCCTCGACGCGATCCCGTTTTGGAGGGCGGCCAAGTATGGAAACGACGGGCTTGCGGACAGGCTCGGAAGAAGACCCAACAAGAAGCGCGAGCAATGGCGCAAGGCAGGACGGGCAGTCGCATAGCGACCGACACACACAGCGACACGAAAGGAAACGACACCATGATTCGCATCGGCACACTTGCAGGCGAGACAATCGAGACGGTCATCAGGAACGTGGCCCACGTCCACGGGCGCGGGGCCTCCCAGATCGTGGCCGCAGACCTTGACCTCTGGATCGGCGAGGACGGCCGCGCGGCCAACACGGTCGACGACTACGTTGCGGAGACGCTCGGGGAGCCCGAGCCCACCGTCGACGAGTTGCTGGCCGGGCTGGGGATCGACCTGCCCGAGGTCGAGATGCTCGAAGCGGTCGCGATCTGATGGACAGATGATCCGTAAAGGCTATCCGCATAGGCCTCCAAATGCCCCAGGAAGAATTCGCCAATGCTCTCGGCGTCACTGTCGCCACTGTTTCGCGTTGGGAGAACGGGCATTATGAACCGCGCATGAAGCAGATTCGCGCGATGCACGAACTACGCAGAAAGGAAGTGAGCGACATGAGCCACCCGAAGACCGACCCCGACAGGCCCGCCCATCCTGTCCCCAACGTGAGAACGTGGCACTTTGGCCTCACCAAGCGCGAGGAGTTCTCGAAGTGCTTCGCCGCGGCCTTGGTGACCGCGAGCGGTAACGAACCGAATCCCCGGCCATGTCGTGCATCTAAGACGATTACGGACGGGGCGGTCCAACTCGCCGACGCCCTGATCGACGCCCTGAACGCGGGCAACGAACTGGCCGAGCCGCTTAGCGCCCAGCGGATCCGGACAGCCAGGGCATGGCATGGACAGAGCCAGGTCGAGTTCGCAAAGCGTTTAGGCCTTGCGCGGCAAAGCATTGCGAACTGGGAATATGGCTCGCGTCAGGTCCCCCGCAAGCATCGCGAGGCGCTCAAGGAAATCATCCGCCAGGCGTTCGCAGAGATGGGGGCGCAGGCATGAAACGCAAGGTTCTCATGGAAGAGGTCAAACGCCTGCAGCAGGCCCTCGCGTTCTATGCCGACGCGACCAATTACAGGCACCCCAGCCCCTTCTACATGCCCACTATTGAGTTGGATCAAGGCAAGCGAGCCCGCGACGCCCTGGCGCCAAGGCCCTCTACCCCCCGCCGGCCATACGTCCGGCCGCAATGCGTCGAGCACGGTAGAGTTGACGAATCGTTCCGAAACTTCTTCCGCTTCCTCCTGGCAAATGCACCCATAGTGACTCTGCGCCCACTGGGCCGCACCCGCCGGCGCAAGCACCCCTTCCGCCTGAACCGCCTCTCGGCGCGCATCGGGCGCGTCGCGGATTGGCTGCTCTGTCGGCTGTTCGGCGTGCGCACCTAAGGAGAGCGGTCCCCATGGCGAGACGCTTCAGCGGCAGCAAACTCCGAGAACTCCGGCAGGCCAGGGGATGGTCAACCGTCCTCATGGCCGGAGAGATCGAGCGAGCGCTCGGGACCCGGAGCGTCTCGCCCCAAGCGCTGAACATGCTCGAAACCGGAGTCACGGCCGACCCGAAGTCGTCGACGCTCTTCGACCTCCTCGCGGGGCTGGCCGTCCCGGTCGAGGCCCTCACTGAGGCAGAATGAAAAAGCCCCGGCCGTCCTGGCCGGGGCCTCTCTTTCCTTATGGCTTGATGGCGTATTCGATTCGGATGGTGAGAGTGATGCCCGCGGGGATCGCGGGCGCGTGGATGTCTGGCACGAAGACGGAGATTGGGATCGAGAACTCGCTTTCGTTCCCGGCGTCGTCGATGGCACTGACGGCGAAGCGGATCTCTTGCGAAGAGAACCTCCGGATGATCGTTGTTCCTGTCGTGCCTACGGAGAACGCGCCATGGAGCCACGCGCTGGAGGTCTTCTCGTCGTAGTAGGTGACGTGGTAGCCGATCTGGCCCGGCGTGCTGATGTTGTCCGCTGACGGCTGCCAGGTGAGATCGACCCGGGCCGTCTTGATCATCGGTTTCGGGGGGTCGGGCTGGCCCCACGCGGCGCCGCAGATCGCGGCGAGGATGAGAAATAGCGCGGATGCTTTCATGGTGGATTTCCCTTCGGCCTACTCGATCGCGGCCTCGGCGTCGAGCTTCGCCTGCAGTTCGGCATACGTCAGGTTGCGCGTTGCGTGGGTTTTCAGGTCGCGCTCTAAATGGCGCCCCCTGCGGCGCAGAGCCCTGTCAATGACCTCGTCTACCGAGATTCCGAGCCGACCTGCTTCGGCCTGAAAGATGGCCTCCCTGCGTGGCGAGAATGCAACGGTATGGTTCGGCATGTCCGAATCCTCCTAGTATTGCCGGGTCGAAAGCGCGAGCCCGAGATTGAACAGAATGACCCCGCCCGCCGAGTTGTACTGGTTGTCGAGCGTGACCTTGAAAACGAACGCGTCGCCGTCTACCACTGTGTGCGGGGAGCCTGTCGTCGCAATCGTGGTAACCTTCGTTTTTGATCCCCCCCCGCCGACCTGGTTGTGGCTCGCACTGCCCAGGCTGGTGGCCGCCCCGTCGCTGTCCGTGGCGTCCAGGTGGCATAGCAACTCTACAGTTACGGTGCCATCCCCCGGCGCGTCGCCAATCTCATTGGAGGTGAACCAGAAACCCTCTATGACATCGCCTGCCTTGAGGGAACCCTGGACCGATACGTAGGCGACGGACGCGTCAGACAGGGTTGTGTTTTGGATCGCCGTGTAGGATGTGTTGAACGCTGCGTTGCCGGTCAACTGCGCGCTGGTGATGCCGCAGTTTCGCACCGACACGTCTTCGATCCCGGTGACGGCCGGTGGGATTATGATTAGCCCGCCGTTGGGCGAGGCAATGGTGACCAAGTCGTCAAACTGTGCCGCCCCACAGACACCTAACGTGCCGTCTATGTAGAGCCCTAGGTGCCCGAACTGATACAGGTCGGTGTCGGTGTCCGGCCCGAAGTTCAGCGTGGTGCCGTCCGGCTCAAAGACGTAATGGCTAACTACCGAGTCCTCGTCCGCACCATTATAGAGCAGCAACGTACCGCCACGAGTGCTGCCGTCACCATACAAGTACAGAAGACCCCGATGGGTATCGTCCTGGCCGATGTAGACGCTGGAATTTCCGCCCTGGTTTACTGTAAGGGTTCCGCCAACAATTCCGTTTCCAGCACTTTCCCAGTTTCCATTTGCACTATCTATAGAAAACCTGAGCGCAAAACCGCCATCCCGGTCTTGCACTTTTAGAAGTCCGCCTACGTCCAACCGTAAATCTCCGCCGCTACCAGCCCTGAAAGAAACGTCTCCAGCAGCCGAATAAAGAGGACCAAAAAAACTTGCGGCCTCTACGATACCAACTCCGGTCGCTTTGCCACTAGCGTCTATACTGAACGCCGGGTCAGGAGAGCCATCAGGGGCCACCAGTTTCGAATGCCCGTGCAAAGCATCAGCATTAGAACCGTCGGTCAAACCCGGAAGCGTCGGGGTGCCCGTTATTGTCAAATCCGCTCCAAAGAAATTCCGCGACGAGTCGATGACCTCGACCCCGCCGAGGGAGAGGGCTCCGGCCCCCGCTCCGGTCGCGCCGCTCACCAGGTCGATGTGGTCGTAAAAGAACTTGCAGGAGTAGCCGTGCACGGCGTTGTCTACGGCCCCAAGGATGAAGTGCGAAGTAAAGGTTGCAGGGGCCTGGTCCGTAAGGACGGCGGCCAGGAAGGACATCGTTCGCGTCGCACTGGCGGTATCGTTCGCCCGAAAGGCCATATAGTTCGTGGTGGTGGGCAGGGGTAGGCCGGGATCGAGCCGGTCGAAATAGAGAACCTTGAGCGCAGAGCTTCCCAAGGTAACGTCGCCGGTAAACGTGTCCCCGGCGATGTCTGCCGGCGTGAACCCCAGATCCTGTTGTGCGTCCAACGCCACCCGCGCCAAGGCCGCCGTCACCGCCCCCGTCCCGCCCTTGGTGATAGGCACCACCGGGAGTTGCGCGCTCGGGATTAGCGTCGAGCCGTCAAGAGAGGGAATACCGTTCACGGCAGCACGGCACCCAATGATATCCTTCACGGCCTGGAGGGTCTTGTTGATCTCGGCGCGCGCCTGTGACGGATCGTCCGTCCCCGCGTCCGTGTGGGTTGTAACTATTGTGTCTGTCGGCCAGGTTGCCATTTCGCGTTCTCCTTACATGTAGATAATGAACTCGCTGAGCACGGGCAGGTTAGCCGCTGGCGCCAGAGTTATCCGCACTTGGAAATATCTGTCGGTGTGCGGGGTGCCAACCGCCGCCCAGCCGCTCCAGGAAGAATCATTGATGCTGTGCCGTTCCTCGATCGTTGGCGTACCAACCCCAAACCATGCGGCGTTCGGGGTCACGAGGATCTGTGCCCCCAGATCAATTGACGTGTGCTGATAAACCATCGTGTTGACGTCGCGTGCCCAGGTGGTCCAGTTGTCCCAGTCGACGCCGTCGGTGTTGAGGTCGTCCCATGTCTTCTGGTCTGTTGCCTGCAGCTCGCCCACACCCGCATAGTCGAGTTGGTCGTTTTCGACGCAGAGGGTCTTCGTGCCCGGCCACCCAAGATAGCGCGCGTCCTCTACGGCGTTGAAACCCGGCGGCATGATCGTCGGCGAGATCTCGATCAAGATCGCGTTGTCGCTTTCGTTGCCGGCAACGTCGACAGCCTTGATGCCCAGGGTGTACGTCCGTCCCGGAAACGGTGCGTCCGACTCGTAGTACCTCTGCCTCACTGGGACGGTCACGAAGTCATCGAGCTGCGCCCAGGTCAAGCCCGAACCAACCGCACCCTTTATGTTCGCATCAAAGACATCTGCAGGCATGTCGACGTATTCCCATTTATAGGCCTTGCGGCCGCTCGGGAGCTCGGTGACCGTAAACTGTGAGAGGTCGGGCGGGGTCTGCGTCCACCCTTCAACAAGGACGCCCGTGCGTTCTGACCACGCTGAATAGATGGTGGGCTCGCGTGCACTGAGAGCCCGGATCCGAACATCGTATGTCTCGCCGACCTCCACATTCCCAAACCGATAGACCATCGTCCGTCCCGTCATTTGCGGCCCTTGCGATTGCCAGCCGTCGGCTGTGCCGGAGTGGCGGATCTCACCGACTACCGAACCCGCCATCTCATCGGCACTTGATGGAAAGGTATAATGCACGACGATATATGGGATTACGGTTGTTCCAGAACGCGTCATCACCGTTTCGTCTGTCACGACCCCGATAATGACGGGGGCGCGGACGTGGCGGAGGATATTCCGCGGGCTCGATATGAATGGATCATAGTCGGGTATCGGCCCATCTCCGATTGTGTGGATAGCGTTCGCGGCAGGGACCAACGCCAAGCGAGCAACCAAGTCGACATCCGGCTCAATCGCGCTCACGATACACTCTATGTCCTCGCTGCCCACCTCGCCGAAGTGGATCAGGTCACCGGCTTGGATGTTGTCGCTGGTCGAGGTGGTGAGCACGACAGTCGACTGGTCGCCGACGTCAAGATCAATCGGGTGAATCGCAGAGGAGCTGTCATCCAACCGCACAACCACCGCGTAGATCTTGCCGCCTTCCATCGTGAAGAGATCGTCGATCGTGATCGTGTCGATAGTACCACCGCCACCGCCCGTCGTGACCGACTTCACCCGCGCGAAGCCAAGCCCTACGCTCAGGACGTCGTGGTTCAACTTCACCAAATCGCCGCGTGTAGCGACGAGATTCTCGAAGTCCATACTCACCTCGAATATCTCGGGCCGGAGACGCATGTTGGCAAGCAGGTAGCGCCCTTGCGACCACGCTTGCGCGGACGTCGCGAATCCCTTCAGGTCGACCGACTCGAACTTTGTGGCGGTGTCGACATCGAAGTTGTTGTCATAGACGATAATCTCGGACGGCTGGTTCTCCTGGTCCTCGTCGTAGAACTTGACCCGAAGGCCATGGAGGGTGTCTGGGAACATCCGGCGCCCACGGAACCCCCAGGAGTTGCGGGGGTTGATGTGCTGGACGGGGGAGAGTTTTAACTTGTCCTGCACTACGCTGTACAACCCGTCCCTAACCGTCGCCGATGCGCGGGCTGAGTTGGCGCAGAGTTGCATCGCGCTTTGCACGCTGCTCTTGTTGTCAAAGATGAAATCAAATTTCCAGGCCTGCCCGGCGTCGGGGATCTGCTTTGCCTCAAAGGTCCAGTATTGGGCCGCGTCGCTGGAACTGTCCTCGGCCGAAGTGGGGGTGCCGCCCCCCGACATCCAGATTTCTTTGCGAATGGTCCCCTTCCCGTCCGTGATGGAGATGTCGCGCAGAAACGCCCGGACGGTACCGCCGCCGTTGTAGTCGCACGCAACAAGGAATTTTGAAACCGTCTCGCCGACATAGATTTGAAAGCCCAGCCCGGGCGGGGTCACCTTGATTTTTCGGTGATACCACTGGTCGAGACAGAGGTAGGATATGTCTGTTGCCGCCGCCGATGACTGGGCATTTTGGTCCGACGTGGTGCCCCAAGTGCTCTTCCCGCCCGACTCTTCCAGCCCGAAGGAAATCTGGTGGTTGTCGTTCACGCCCTCGCCGTCGGGCCAGTAGAGATCAAACTCGAGGTAGTCGTCGGCCTGCACCACGTAGTCCCCGACCCCGTCAAGGTCGACGTACAACTCCGAGGCCCCCGCCACCATCTCGAAGGTGCAGGATAGATCCTCGCCGCGGTCCTTGCAGTCGTTGTGCCACTCCTGCAGGGTCGTCAGGTCGAGCCGGGAGTCGGCCAAGGGCCGCTTGTTCGCCGGTCCCTGTAGGATGTCGCGGAAGGCAGAGGCGGGATTGCGGGTGGGCCGAGGCTCCCATCGGTAGTCGTCCGGCGTGCCGCGCGCCCAGCCAGGCCCGTCTGTTGGGATGTCAAGGTGATCGCCGACCTTGCTCCCCACCGTACCGTAGTTGTAGACCTTCGTGCCCCAGCCCTCCGACATGCGAAAGTATGAGGTCAGGCCATCCACGGCCGTGGTCAATATCGCGTCCTTGTTGGCGAGCAGGTCCGCGGCCAGGCCCGCGGCGGCCCAGATCCGGAACTCCCGGATCTTCCCGTCGAACATGTTACCGGCCCATTCGCCAATCAGGAGGTCGGTAGCCGGGGTATTGAGCGCGACCGTATGGCTTCCTTGCGAGACCCCATCATAAAAGAGCTCGATGTCGGTCCCATCGTACACCAGCGCGTAGTGGTGCCAGGCGCCGACAGATCCAGCCAGCACGTAGTCATAACCGGCGCCGTTCCCTGTCGAGACGCGCCAAGTCTCGGAGCTCGCCGTTTTCAGGTAGAGCGAGCAGTCATCGAGGGCGCCTGAGGGGTCGCCGAACTCGAAGAGGCCGCTATCGTCCGTCGCCCGCGCGTACGCCACACACTCGAACGTACGGACTGAGGCCGCAGGTGCGGCGGCCGTCTCCTCTGTGGTAAGCGGCGACGCGGCCGCCCCGAAGTCCAGCGAATATGAGTCGTAGTCCATGACGATGGCGCGGGCCTTGCAGTTGTAGTTGTCGATGACCCCGCTCAGTTGCTCGCTTGCCCGGATGCGTATCGCCACCATGGCGAGCCCGCCCGCGTGCAAATCGGTATTGACTGGAAAGAGTTTCGACTCGTCGATCGGGTGAGACAGGCGTACGGTTTTAAGCGCCTGCCAGTTGACACTCGAGTATTCGGTCTTCGCATTCGGGTCTTGCCCAACGGTGCGCCAGACCCGAACATCGTACTGGCCCTGCGTGACCGACCATCGAACGGGGTGGACAAACGGCTGTATATACTGCCCAGATAGGTGTTCGCTGATTATCGTCCCCGGCCATGAATCGTCCACCGGTTTGTATTCGATCCCCAGCGTGACGCCCATATCATACCTGTTGCCTATCTCGTTAATGAAAACCAGGCCTTCGGCGAAAAGCAATTCCACAATGAGTTCGTCCGCATTGACCTCAGTCGTCCGGCTCTGGTAATCGGTCGATATGGGGATGGAGAGATTGGTTGTCAAGACAGTATTCGAGAAGAGCGTCAGGTCGGCATCGTTCGGAAACCCATGCAGGATCTCTATATCGAAGTCGTCGAAGTCGTCGATTGAGGTCTGACCTATCCGGTGGTCCTCCAGCGCCAAGGGGCCATACCCGATGACAAAGAGCAGACGCAAATACTGGTCGTCGCCAACCACTTCGGTATAGGGAATCGCACCATATGGGGGGGCTGTCCGATGCTCGCCATAGATGCGCGGGATAGATTTCCAATGCCGCGCCTGATTCCGCGAACCCTGCACCGAGTAGGTCGGTGAGGGTTCATCAAATTCAGGCGGTTCTTCTGGCAGCAACCCCAAGACGCTCGCGACGGAATAGATGGCTCCGGCGACTGCTACATAGTAGCCGGCCGCCATGATTGCCGCCCCAATCCCAATGAAAACACCTCCCCCGAAGACGAAGAGCAGCGCACCGAGCATACTTGTAAGAATCCCCAGCCCAATCTTCTCGCCACCCGCACCCGCAGGTGTAACGCAGACGGTGGTCAAGGTTCCCGGCTTCGGGCGTACCTGGTGCCACATACTCTGCAACACACTGTTACCGTCGATGGCCACGTTGATACACGAGCTCGGCCATTTCTGGTCTATCAACGCATGCACCATATCGCCGACGGTAGTCCCTGCGGGGAACTTGCGCCGCTCGTGCTGAGTCCTGAAAGGGCTCGTCTTCGCGACACACTGGACTGTCTGCTTCTCGGTCATGCCATGCACCTGTGGCGGAAGATACCAGAAATGCGCCGCTCCCACTTCCTTGCCTGGTAGGACTCGACGACCGAGTGGGTGCCCGTGGCGATATGCAGCATCAGGCCAGGCCTCACAACCAGCCCGACGTGTAGCGGCCATCCCGGCGTCCTGAGCGACAGCACATCCCCCGCGCGTTCTTGCCCCGATTCCACCGGCAACCAGTCCTGAATCTCTTCCTCGTAGTGTTCGCCCACTGCCTTGGGGTTCTGCGGGTGTACTTCGACGTACTCGGGCAGCTCGACCCCGTACCGCTCACGAAATACCAACCCCAACAAGGCCCAACAGTTGATGCCCTCCCGGTCGCGCCCTCGGGCGAGGAACGGTATCCCAATATATTCTGCTACCCAGGAAGGAACGTTCACGAGGCCACCGTCCCGAAGAGCCCTGGGAAGGCGTGCGGGGCGAATGTGTCGCCAGGGAACGGTTCCTCAAGCACTTTCTCATAACTCAGGGCGCCTTCTATGATCCCGGCGTCATAGGTGATATCGGAAAAGGCCAGGTCTCCGAGGGATACTTCCACGGTATCCAGAGAGCTGGCCATAACGATTTCGATCGTGACAGTCGGGGCCTCTGGAATCGAACGAATCGCCTCGACAATCAGCCGGTCGACGTTGCAGATCTGCAGCCGTGCCTTGGGTGGTTGGTCGTCCCCAGATGACGGCAGGGACAGGCTGAAACGGCTGGCCAGAAACGTGTTTCCGTTGGAGACGACATCGGCCCCGTTATTCACGAAGCGCAGGGGCGACGTTCGATAGTCGTTGCTCTCCATTGTGACGAGCTCGAAGATCGCCTCGCCCGTCTGTTGGGCGAATGCGGCCTGCTTGAAAGACGCGGAGACGGTTCTGGTCATGGGCCTACCCTATGGGAGTTGTTCGATCTCCATTGACACGCGCCAGTTTTCATCGCTGCCAGCGTTGGTATACTGTGGCGGGCTGACAAAGCGAAAGTCCTCTGTGGCCCCCGTGCGCACGTTGTCGAACTCGAACGGGTCGCTCCCGCCGTTGAGCGTCGTGACGTAGAAAGTATCAAGCGTGTCGACTTGGGCCTTGGTCAAGAGTAACGCGCCGTTGATGGGTCTTGCTGCCGCGGTGAATCGCTGCCGCACCTTCGCAACCCCACCGTCCATCGGTGTGCGGATTGCTGTGTTGGGCGGGGACTCCGTATACCCAGCCAAGAGAAGCGTAGGGAGTGTTCCGGGCCAGGAAGCAGTCATCGCGGAAGACTCCTTCTCGACAGCCCATACTGAGACCGCATCAGCCGGTCGAGAGGCCCGCCGCGAAGATCGCTCGACACCGTGTCGCGCACAAAGGCGCGGAGCATTCGCGTCCCGTCCGCGTTGGTAGTCTCTTGCGTTTCGATCTGCTCTCCGCTTTGCCGCTGGTCGATGATCTGGATTACAGCCGACTCTTTCGAGATTACAGCCGGCCCTTTCTTCCCCGGCACAAGACCAGGTTTCGCCGCCTCGATGCCGCCGCCCGCAGCTGCGCTTTCACGGAATAGCCCGCCGAGCAACCCGCCGAGCAACCCGCCGATGCCACCGGCGGCCGCCCCCATACCCGCCCCGATCATATTCGAAATAGGTCCGACTAAGGCTGCCTGAATTACGATATCGATCAGGTTTTTGGCTATGTTGTCGAGCACGTCGCTCAGTTTCTCGCCCGACATGATAGCGTCCCCGAAGCCGGAAGTGATCGCCGTCCCCATCTGATCGGCTACCTTCTGGGCCGCCGTTTGCGCCTTTTCTACCTGCTGTATCTGATTTTCGAGCCGCTTCAGCGCGTCGGTTCTCTGGTCCGCCGAGATGACCCCGAGGTCATAGGCCTGGTTCACGAGGGCAATGGCCTCGGCGTGGCGCTCCTCCTCTGT